CGTCGCCCCGGCGTCGAGCGACGCGGGGAAGTTGCTCGCGGGGAGCGCCGGCAGGGTGTAGGCCGAGCCCAGCGGCTGGCACACCACCGACCCGGCCGCGTGGGTGCTGGCGAGATTCGCGGTCAGGGTGACGGCGACGCTGGTGTATCCGGCGACCGTCGTCGCCACGCTCTTGACCGTGGCGGACTCGGCCAGCGCCGTGCCCTGGCCGACGGTCAGGACCGTCCCCGCCGGGAGCACCGCCGCCGCCGGGTTCAGCGAGCTCCCCGTCAGCGGCCCCAGTGTGATCACCGGCTGCCCCGCTGTCGCCTGCACCTGGAGCGTGCTGTGCAGGCTGCTGACAACCCACCAGTTCATGAACGGAGTCGCCGAGGACAGCTGAAGCGACGCCTTCAGGTTGCCCTGGTCATCGCCGTTCCAGGTCAGCTGCTCCAGGAACTGCTGGGCCACGATCGACGGGGCGGGCGCCGGTGGCCGCCGGGTGACCTGAACCCGGCTGCCGAACCCGAGCGCGAGCACCTGTGACCACAGGGCAGGGTTGCTGGCCGGGTCGATCGTCAGCTGGGCCAAGCGGGTCAGCGGCTGGCCGTACTGCTGCGCGAGGTACTGCGCCGCGTACTGCGGGACCGTCTGGTCCTGCACGTTGATCGTCCGCTCCAGCGTCCGCGGCGCGTACGCCACCGACGACACCGGGTTGGGCGCCAGGGCCGTCGGATACTGCGGGGAGCCCGGCGGTCCGGAGTTCGCCACCGACACCTGGTTGTAGATGTGCGTGGTGTCGTAGCCCGTCGCCACGTCGGTGAGGTACGGGATCTCTCCCGCCGCCTGGGCCTCGCCCAGGAGCACTGCGGGCGCGGTCTGGTAGTACCGCCAGGACCGGGCGGCGAGCTGCACCGTACCGCTGGCATCGGCGTAGACCTGGCCGTTCTCCGAGTCCCCCACCAGCTGGAGCGCGGACATGGCGTCCAGGCCCGCCAGGTCGGCGCCGCCCATCGCCGTGACCGCGTCCATCGTGCCCAGAGGACCGCCGTACCCGGACAGGGTCAGGATCCGCTGGGCCCGCGCCGCCGAGGTCTCCCCGGCCCAGCCGGTCGCGAAGCCGGACGCCAGGTCACCGAAGCTGGGGACCTGGTTCGTGGGGATCTCGCAGGCGTAGGCCAGGTCCCCGCTGAAGGCGAGCGAGTACTGGTTGAGCGGGCCAACGACGTACATCCCGATCGTGTCCGAGATGATCCCGGACGGCGAGCAGTTGTTGGTCGAGGTCCCGAAGTACCCGTTGCCGTCGACGTTGCCGTCCAGGCGCATACCGCCAGGGCTGAGGATGATGGCGGCCATGTGCCAGTTCCCATCGCACACATACACCGGGATCGAGAAGGTGATGTTCTGGTTGGCCGTGTTCGACACGGTCACGTTGACGTGCCCGCTGGAGTCGATGACCAGTCCAGCGTGCGATCCGGTCGGGCCGGTGCGGTCCGAGGCCATCCACAGCGTCATGCCGGAGCCCGAGGCTGGGACGGTCGTGGTCCGGAAGCAGATGATCCGCGTCCAGCCCCCCGACGGGGGCCCGTTGGGCGTCCCCAGGTTGATGAACGTCCCCGCCTGCTGAGTCGTCGTCGGGGTCGGGTTGGCCAGCGTGACGACCGGCCCAGTCCCCCCTTCGAAGCCGGTGCCACTGACGCCGTTCCCCGACGTCAAACTCCCTGCCCCTGCACTGGAATTGAGGATGTTCGCACGGCCATGCTTCCCAGTCAGGTCACGGAAGCCGGAGGTGCCCACCGGCTCGTCGAGTGGGTACAGCCGGTCGGGCCCCAGCGCCAGCAGCTGCGCCTCAACATTCGGCTGAAGCGTGAAGTCCGCGAGCGAGGCGAGGACATCTACGCAGGTAAGGTCGACGGTTCCGTACGTGCCCGACATGTCCCACTGCTGCGGCCAGCGTTCGACATACCCGGCCCACAGCGGGTACACCACCCCGGGTGCGACCCAGGGCGACGCGGCCGCCGCACGCTCGAATTGCCACCCCGTCAGGTATCCGGTCAGCGCCGCAGCAACCGCACCCGTGTTGGAGACCGCGGGCCGCGCCCACACGGCCCCCGCCGGAGCCACCCCGCTCACCACCGCCGGCACCCAGGCGCCGGACACCACCGAGACGGCAGTGCCAGTGCTGGTCGAGAGCAGGGCTCCCGACTGGGAATACCAGTAGATCAGCGGGGTCACGCTGACGGCCGCCGTCGCCATCAGGTATAGCGACGACGTCCAGGACTGCCCGGCCGTGACGGGGGACGCGTTGAAGTCGGAGGTCGCCCAGCCGTTGTTGTAGCCGAGGCCGAAGACCGCTGCGCCAGCGGCGCTCACCGGCACGCCCCACGTCAGGGCGGTCGTCAGCCCCACAGGAGCCGCCGGGCTGACCGTGGTGAAGCCAAAGGTGCCGCCAGTGGCGTTCACGTTGAGGGTGTCCAGCCCCGCGGCCATCCCCTGGGGCAGCACGTTCCGGGTCACCGGCCACGTCGCGGTGAGTCGGCACGGCACCATCGGCACGACGTTCGGCGCGTACGGCGACGCCGTGTTGTCGGGGTCGAGCGCCCCGTCCAGGTTCCACAGCGACAGCGTGAGCTCGCCCGACTCGACCTCGTCCAGCTCGTATTGTCGCCCGGACTGCTGAGCTGACCACGGGCCCCGGAGCCTGGCCGTCAGGTCCGTCCAGTACGGCGTCACCGCGTTCGAGGCGTTGCTGTTGAAGGCGACGGAGTACCGAATCTGTGGCCAGGACGGCATCAGGCCGCTGGCGCCCATCGCGGTGTTGACGTGCTCGATCGATGCCGACTGCCCGGCAACCGTCGCCGACCCGGCGCTGAAGGACGCAGCGACGGCACGCGGAGACCAGGTGTACGGGATCGATGCGAGCTGCGTCCATGCCTGGCCGTCCGGGCTGGCGTAGAACAGCCACGACCCGGCCGCCTCAGCCAGCGCCCACCAGGCGTGCGTGACGGGGCTGTACGTTGGCAGCGTCACGGTGGTGGCGACACCGGCGGTCACGACCACGGCCTGCCACAGCGTCCCCGGCTGGCAGAGGAAGTACGCGGAGTCGGAGGCGTCGGCAGCCACCTTCATCAGCGTCTGCACGACCTGGCCACCGGTGCCGCCGGGCGCCGGGGTGACCCGCGCCGAAAGCACCTGGCCAGTCGCCTCGTACGGACCCGCGGCGCCCAGGACCGGGAACGCGGTCGTGGCCGGCACCGTCACCCGCCCCGGCGCCGCGAGGGTCACCCCGGCCGACGTCGCGCTCCACACCGCGGTGTTCAGCACCCCAGCCATGAAGGCATCGACGAGTGAGCCGAGAAGTGGGTTGTTCATCTCGACCTCCCGTCAGCTGGCTGCATAGACCAGGCCGGTCGTGGGGTTCCGCCTGCCGTACCGCAGGGCCTGCGTCTGCATGATCTTGAAGAGTTGCTTGCCGTCGACCTGCACGACGATCGGCTGGAGCTGACCACCGCCGCCCTGCCCGGCACCGGCTCCGTTGCTGCCGGCTGCCAGTGCCCCGTACGAGCCGGGGCTCCCACCGATCGTCAGGCCAGCAGCGGCGGCCAGACTGTGGGTGGCCATCCCCACCTTCCGCGTCGAGCCCTTGATGCCGTCCGCGACCATGCTGCCGATCTTCGCCCCGGCCACGTCCGGCGAGCCCGAGCCGCTCAGCGGTCCCTTCTTGGCCGGGCTGAACGGGAGGTAGGAGCGGATCTCCGAGGCGATCGACTTCATCGCGCCGCCCGCGCCGCCGAGCATCGAAGTGATGCCGCTGATCAGGCCCTTGATCAGATTTTTGCCCGCATCGAGCAGGAGCGTGCCGAAGCCGGAGGTCGCGCTCAGGATCAGGTGGACCAGGTCCCCTAGGCCTTGCGTTGCGAGCTTCTTGACGTCCGTCCAGGCGCGGCTCCAGTGGCCGGTGATCAGATCGAGCACGATCCCGATCGTGTTGAGGGTCAGGTGCATGCCGAGACTGATCACGCCGGAGATGATCGTCCAGGCGAGTTTGACCGTGTCGCGCACAATTCCCCAGGCCAGCCGCCAGGTTGAGACCAGGTTGACGAGCAGTGGGTGCAGGTAGACGTCCCAGGCGATGGTCGCTGACGTGGAGATGGCCAGCCAAATTTTCGCCCAGACGGCGGACAGTTCGGATGCGTGGGCCGACCACCAAGCGGTCAGGTCCGCCAGCCTGGCCTGGATCCACTTGATCACGTTGTTGTCCAGCCAGCGCGCCAGTGCCTGGACCCCGTGGACCATTGAGGACCAGGCGGCGAGGAAGTCGGCCTTGTGGGCAGTGACCCAGCCGATCAGGGCGCTGATCGCGGCCTGCGCCAGGTGCAGGGCTCCCACCAGCACTGTGCGTAGGAAGCTGGCGACGTCGGTCACCGCTTCGCGGAAGGGCTTGAAGTGGGTGTAGGCGTAGATCGCGGCTGCGGCCACGGCGGTGATCCCCAGGACCACCGGGTTGACCTCAATCGCCGTCAGCGCCCCGGCGACGCTCCAGAGCGCGGCAACGAGCACGCCGCCGAGGATTGCGGCCAGGCCCTGGACGGCGCTCTGGTGGGAGGTCAGCCAGCTCAGGCCGCTGCGGGCCACTCCGAGCACCTTGGACAGGACCGGCAGCATCTCCTGACCCAGCTTGACGCCAAGAGATTCCAGACCGCTCTCAAGTTCATGCGTCTCCTGGCTGACGGTCTGTTGAGTGGCCTGCCATGCGTAGCCGAATCCCTTTGCGCCTTTCTCTAGTTCCGGGTATTTCGACATCATGCGGTCGTACTGTCCCATAAGCACGGCCAGACCGGCGCCTGCCTTCTTCCCGAACATATCCGTAATTACCTGACCCTCCTGGGTCGCGGTAATTCCGGCCGCCTTGAAGTGGTTCTGTAGGTCCGTCAAGGCCAGCTTCAGGCCGCCCTTTTGCATGTCTTCCGACAGAGTGCTACTGGTCATCCCGAACTTCTGCAACCACACCGCAGCGGTATTGACTGGAGCAGCCAATGCCTGCACAGACATTCGCAGGTCGGTGCCCGCTTTTGCACCCCGGATATTATTATCTCCGAATGTCGCGAGCGCAGCGCCTACGTCATTCAGAGAAAGGCCGTAGCCTTTTACCACCGCGAGCATTCCAGTACCCATGGCGTCAGCCAGGTCCTGCATTTGCATATCGCCCGAACCGACAATTGCATTCAGTGCGCCCATTGCTTGGCCGTAATTCTGGACGCCGGGAATTCCGCTCGCGATAGCGGCATCGAGTGCATTCTGAACGTCGACCAGATCTGCGTGACCGACTGCCGCGCCCTCGGCGCCGGTCTTCAGGATGTCCAGCGCCCTCGCGCCGGTGATTCCCGTGGAGGCGAAGGAGCTTTCGACGTGGTACAGCGCCTCCGCCAGGCTGTCCGGACTGTCGCCGACCTGCCCCGCCAGCCGCAGAACCCCGTCGCCGAGGCCCTTCAACTGGCCCTTGGCCACCCCCGCCTGGGTGTTGAGACTCGTGATCTCCGAGTTGAACGCCGTCGCGCCCTTGATGGCCTCGAACACGCCGACGCCAGCCGCCGCGAGCCCGAGCACGTACGTCTGTAGGGCACCCGCCGTCTCCCCCAGGGCGGCTGACGACTCACCGGCCGAAGCGGTCGCCGCCCCGCCGGCCTCCGTTGCTGCCGCTGCACCCTCAACGCTGGCGGCGCGCACCTCCGTTGCCGAGGCCGTGGCGGCGCCTGCGGCTGACGCGAACCCAGCGTCCAGGCCACCGAGGGACTCCGTGGCGGTGGCCATGCTGACCTTGACCGCCTCCGCCATCTCCTCCGCTGCCCCGGAGATGGCGCCGAAGGAAGGCGTGGCCGCCTCGGCCGTGCCGGTCGCAGCCTTGGCGAGCGCCCGGAGCGCGGACGCGACGCCGCGGACTGTGGTCTTGACCGTGGTCAGCGGGTCGACGATGCCTGCGGCGAGCTCGACGGCCGCATCCAAGATCACCTTGAAGCTGTCGGCTGCGACCCGGGCGCTCTCGTCCAGCGCAGTCGCCATCTGCCGCGCCGTGGCCGTGATCCGGCCGGAGGTCTCCTCACTCAGGTCGGCCGCTGCGGTGAACGACTCGGTGAAGGGATCAGTGAGGCCTCGGAGGGTGACGTAGAGGTCGCCGACTTCGCTCGACATAGCGCCCCCCATCGGCAGTTGTGGAGATCCGGTGCGGGAGGCGGTGCTATCGGGCTACGGTCTGCGTGCGGCCGCCACCGGGGCAGCCCACAAGGGGGTCCTCGTGAGCGGGCGCAGGGGTGCAGGGGCGCACCCGATGACCACAGGTCAGAAGGTCGGCGTCGGGTTCGCAGTGTTCTGCGTCGTCGCAGTCGTGTATGCGCTCATCGCGCCGAAGGCGGCCACCACCACGACCGCCTCACCACCTACTGCGGCGGCGGGCAGCAGCGCGCCAGCAGCGAAGCCGACGACTGCCCCACGACCGACAGCGGCGAAGGCGCAGGCGTCGCCGGAACCGACGTTCGTCTACCCCGGCGACGCTCAGTGCGCCATCACCTACCGCGACCGTGGCGACGGCACCATGAGCTGGACCGCTACCGTCACCGTGGCAGGTGAACTGATCACGCACGCGGGCGACTCAGCAGGCAATCTCTACCCCCACGACACCCAAGTCGGCGTCGGCCAGAGCTCGTTCGCGGCTCCGGTGCCGCTCTCCTCGATCACCGACGTCGGGGGCAATCTCACCGGCAGCGACGGTACGTCGTACGGCTGCTCCGTTGCCCCCGCGAAGTAGCTCAGCCCCAGGAGATGTCGTTGAAGACGTCCAGTACAGCCACGCTGACGGCAGCCTCCCCGATGGCGTCAGCGGCTGGCTTAAGCCAGGGGTAGGTGATGCCGTGGTCGCCGGTCTCCAGGTAGTAGCCGTACCTGCTGGAGTCGACCCGGGATCGCCACCGGGACGAGTACTCCGGGTAGTGCCCCCGGCGCGGGCCGACCTTCGTCGCCCAGCCCTCGATCGACCGCTCGACCGGGTTGTGGCCGATCGACTCCACGAGGGTGCCTGAGATCTGCGCTGGGCCCTCGCCCGGCCGGGCCGGGGTCGGGGTGCCGTAGTCGTGCTGCCCGTTGCTGGCGTTGGCCCGGGCTTGGCGCTCGATCGCCTCCGCAACCGATTCCAAGCCCTCGGCCATCCGGAGCGCGCCCTGCTCGGCGACCCGCGCGAGGATCGCCCGCAGCACGCCAGCCTCCAGCTCGGCCATGACCTACCCCCTCGCTCGCTCCTCCGCTGCCGCCCGCGCCTCCCGCTTCGCCGCCAGCAGGTCCCAACAGACTCTGCGCACATACGGCGGCGTAGCCAGCATCTGCTCCCAGGACCACTTGAAGGTGAGCATCAGCTCGACCCACTGCACCTCAACGGGGACCGGGCCAGATCCCCATGTGCCGCCGTAGATGCTTTCCGCAGGCCACAGCACATCGTTGAGGTAGCTGGAGTCGAGCTCTACTGAGGGTTTTGGAGCTCCCGGAAGGCGGCGCCGATCGCACCGATGACGCCCAGCGGCGCGTAGGAGAGGCCCTCCACGGTCGGCGTCGCCGGCAGCAGGGGCGGCACGTCGGCCTCCGACCTCGCGTCCCAGATGCACCAACGGCGAAGCACCTTGAGCATCGTGGTCTTGATGACCTCAGCGTCAGCTGCTGTCGGTTCCCCGTCGTCGCCTACGGAGATGCCTCGCAGGCCTCTGCTGATCTCGTCGATCGTCTCCGAGGCCATCAGGCCCGGGTTCCGCATCTCGATCCACGGCTCCGGCAGACCCTGGAGGTGGAACTGCGGCAGCTTGATGGTCGTGATGCGCTGCGCGTAGCCGCCCTCCGGGACCTGCACCGACGGAGCGACGGACTGGACGGCCTGGATCTGCGGCAGGGGCTGCGGCTGGGCCTGGGGGTGCGGCATGTACGGCTGCTCATAGACCGGCTGCCCAGCGGCGGGCGCGAGGAAGGCGGTCGGCACCGGCTGCGCGGCCGCGGCCGCGGCCGGCTGCGGGTAGTCGGGTGTACTCATCTTGCTGCTCCAGGGTGTGAGGGGTGAGGGGGTTGGTGTCCCGGCGTGCTGGGGGCGCTCCCCGCGCCCTCACACGTCAGCGCCACAGCCGGCACGCCGGGAGAATGTGGGACCGCCGTCAGTAGGCGGTGGTCTGCCAGTTGGCGACGACAGCCTGGACCACGCCGCCGTCGACCGTGTTGGCCACGCCGGATACGGAGAAATCCGCGTTCGAGTACGGGCCGGACAGGTCCCGCTTTCCCTTGAAGACCGCGGACTTGCTGCTGGTCAGCGTCAGGGACTGGCCGCCCCGGCTGATCGGCTGCTGCAACGCCATCACCAGCGGCAACTGGGTGTTACCGGTGAACAGGCCCAGGTCGAGGCTGTTCTCGTAGATGGCCTTCAGGGTCCCGTCGTACTCCAAGGCCCCCGCGAAGACCTCGCGCGGGCCCTGCGTGCCATCCGAGCTCGCAATGGCCTCGACCGCGCGCTTGAACGTCGCGTCGTAGGTCAGGCCCCTGGTGGACGCCGCGCCGCCGATGGTCTGCGTCCACGACCAGCCGAGCCACGGATCGTAGGCGGTGTACGCGCCGGTGGCCGCGGTCTGCGGGACGGACGGAGCTCCGGTGGCCTTCAGTGAGAGGCTGACCGACGCCTTGGGGTCGATCTTGAGCCCGACCTCGGAGAACCGCACGTAGGAGCAGCTCACTGTCGAGACGGTGTCGAAGTACGTCAGCGAGTAGGTCGGCAGAGCGATTGCGGGGTTCTGCTTGAAGGTGTGGATGGTGGGTGTCTGGACCACGGCGGAGACGGCGTGGCCGTACGCCAGGCCCACGCTCGCGCCCGCCACTGTGGTGACCGTGTGGACATAGGGGCCCGTACCGGTGGGCGCGCCGACCGTGACGGCGTACTCCTGGAGCGCGCCCGTGTCCAGGCGGATGATCGTGCCAGCCGCCAGGGAGACAGGCAGCGAGACCACAGTGGCGCCGACCGCGGTCAGCACGGACAGCGTGGTCGACGTCCCCGCCGTCACCACGTCCGGGCCGATCGTCGCGCAAAAGAAGTGCGGCGCCAGGTCCGGGTAGGCCATCAGATCGATCGACCAGTCCGAGGACGACGGCCCCTGATAGGACCCGTGCAGCACGGAGTCGTCCGCGCGTACCGACTCGTCCCGCAGCTGCGCGATGACGTCCTCGAAACCGCTGCTGCCGGTGTACGGCAGGCCGATGTTGGGCGCGACGTAGGTCCCCGGCGAGCCGGACGACTCCTTGCCCATGGCCAGCGTCCCCAGGCGTGCGAGCTTCGCCATCAGCCGGTCTCCTCTCCGGCCTTGGCCGCTGTCTTGCGTGTGGGCTTCGGCTCGGCCTCGACCGGCTCGAACCCGACAATCGGCTCGGGCCAGTCGACGGTGTCGCCGGGCTGGACGGTGGCCGGGATGGCCATCACGTCCAGCGGATGGTCCCCGCTGTTCCGCTGGAGCACAGCGGCCTCCCCTTCTACGCGATGTACTCGCTGTCGTCGGCGGTGTAGGTGATCGTCGCCGTGAGCAGGCCGGCGGCGATGCCCGTGATCGGGTCGCCGAGGTTTGTGTCGAACGCGGCCCCGTTCGGGGTCTCACCCACCGCCTGGAATCTGTTGCCGTGCGTCTTGTCGGTGACGAAGCCCTCCAGGCGGCCGATGACCGCTGCGAGGGCGATGTCCAGGGCGCGCTGCTCGCTCTCCGTGATGCCCGGGCCCGTGAAGCCCTGCCCGATCGGCCACGTTGCAGTCACCTGGAGGTAGTGCGTCGCCAGCCGTCGCTGCTGCGCGAATCGGACCGTCGGGTAGCGGCGCCGGATCACGTACAGCTGGGTCTGGCGCATGTTCGGCGTCCGGGGGGCGTACGCCTGGATCACGTCCCACGAGCCGCCGTTGGCGGTGAGCAGCGACGGCAGGCCGTCGCCGGTCGTGGTCAGCCACGCGGCCTCGCGGTCAGGTGCGTCGGCGAGGCTCACCGGCGTCTCCTTCGTGTTCGTGTCCGCTTGGCGCGGTCGGTGCGCGCGGCGATCCGGCCCCCAGCGCGCAGCCTGCGCGGCGCGGGGCCGCCCTGCTTGCCGTGGTGGCCGACGATCTGCCAGTGGTGGTGCCGGTGCCCGGCCCGGGTCCAGTGGACGCGGCGGTGCCCGTGCCGGTTCGGGTGGCGGTGGCCCCGGCGCAGCCGCCGTGCCTTGCGGTAGCCGGACCGGAGGTGGCGCGGTGCCCCGGCCGGATGTGCCCGGCGCGATCGGCGTCCCCCAGATGAGCCTCCGCGCCTTGCCCTCAGCGCGGCGCTGATCTTGGCCCGGGTCTCGGCCGACAGCGCGTGGCCCCGGTGAGCGTGGCGCTTGCCCCGGCGCTCTGCGGAGAGCTTGGCCCGGGCAGCGGCGGACAGGTGGTGCTTCTTGTGGTGGCGGCCCTTCAACT